GCTTCATCACCTTAGGAAAGGTGTCGTAAACAATTGAGTTCACCACATGGTTAAACCTGAATCGCAGAATGGTATGCCGTGAGCCTGGAGCCTTCAATGCCCTCAAGATGATCTGGCGCACCAGCAGGAATGTCTTACCTGACCTTGACCCGCCAAATAGCATGGCATAGGTAACATCGCTGCTCAGTAGCTTTTGAGCCTCGATTTGTTTTGCATGGAGCTTCACGCTGATTCGTCTAAGTTATTCAGACTAATAACGAGAGGGCCAGAATTAGCGCCAGTGATTTCATGTTGCGTCTTTTCAGACCATCCCATCTGTGTCTTAGTCCACCAAATTGCAGCAGTCGTGTCGCCTTGCGTTGCTTTGTTAAAAAGCGACTTGGCAACTTGAGCTGATGCCATTGCCTTACCAAGAGCCAACTCAATCGGGTAATGCTTTGTGAGCGTCTTAGGCGATATACCAATCAATGCAGCAATCTGTTCTTGAGGTAAGCCTAACCCCGATGACTGTTGCACCGTTGCTTTGGTCTTTTCGGTCGGTTGATGTTCAAGCATTTTTATATTCTGGAAGTGTTGAGCTGAGTTTACAAGAAAACTTAAATAAATCAAGCACTTAGCAATTCCGCTTTTCTACCCGTGAAATCTTCCCATCTTTTGACAATTACATCGACAAATTTTGGGTCTAATTCCATTAATCTTGCAGACATTCCCAAACGATCAGCAGCTATTAATGTGCTTCCTGAGCCACCAAAAGCATCAATAACAATATCACCCGCTCTTGCTGACGATTTAAGCATTTTTTCAATTAATCCCACAGGCTTCATTGTTGGATGCTCACCTGAACGTTTAGGCTTTTCGTGAAAGATTATGGATGATGGGCTTTCTTCTAAAGTGGCCTCACCAGACACAAATAAAACAGAGTCGCCAACTTTAATCATCCAGCGACCATCTTCAGACTTTTGTATTGGCCCACCTTCTCCATGATCAATGACAATAGTTAACTTTCTGCCACCATACCAACGATGTTTGCTTCCAGGCTTCCACCCATACAAAATAGGCTCATGCATCCATTGATAGTCTGACCGACCTAGCACCAAAGAATTCTTGCGCCAAATTAAACAGCCCGACAATTTAAAGCCAGCTTGAATAAAGGCCGATCTAAAGTTCAATCCTTCTGTATCGGCATGAGCAACATAAATTGGAGCGCCGCTTTTCATTACAGCAAACATGGAAATGTATGCATCAAGCAAAAATTGTTTAAATTCATCATTTGCCATGTTGTCGTTTTGAATCTTTCCGGCCAGCTTAGATTCATAAGCCACGTTGTAAGGAGGGTCAGTCCAACAAATGTCGGCTCTTTCACCATTCATGAGTTTGTCCCATGAATTGATGTCTAAAGACGAACCACACATTACTCGATGAGGGCCAAGCTGATAAATGTCACCTTCTTTGCTTTTTGGCTCTAAAGGGATTTCTGGAACATCATCAGGATCTGTAAATTCTTCTTTTTCAACAACAGGATTTAATAATTCCTGAAGCTCGTCAGCATTAAAGCCAAGCAAATCTAAAGCAAACCCATCAGCCAATAGCTCATTAAGCTCAATGGTCAGCAATTCATTGTCCCAATCGGCGTTCAGCGCCAGCTTGTTGTCGGCAATGATTAGAGCTTTACGCTGAGTGTCGGTCAGGTGCTTCAACTCAATAGTTGGCACTTCCTTCATTTTCAGCTTGCGAGCAGCCATTAGCCGCCCATGTCCGGCAATGATGCCTTTGTCCCCATCCACTAGGATAGGGTTAGTCCAACCGAACTCTTTAATGCTTGCCGCTATCTGGGCAACTTGTTCGTCAGAATGTTTTCTCGAATTATTAACGTAAGGAATTAAATCCTCTACGCTTCTGAGGACTATTTCCACAGCAGTAAATCAATTAAGCTGCGGGAGGCGGCTCAGTAGGCTCAACAGCAGGCGCAGGAGCAGCAGTACCCAATTGGGCCTCAGCTTGTTGCTTAACGCTTGCCATTAACGCATTGTGGGCCTTTGCATGGCTTTCCAATGCTTTGAACAAGTGTTCTACTTCTTCGATAGTATGCTCAAGAACGATTTTGATGCTCATTTTTTTGCTTTCGATTTAGGGGATTTTTTTTCAGCTTCACGTTTTTCCGAGTATGCGATAGCGACTGATTGCTTTAAAGGTTTCCCTGCTTTCAGTTCGGCTTTCACATTTTCAGAAAACGCCTTTTTGCTTGTCGATTTTTTCAAAGGCATGATTAGCTCTGCGTGTGCAAAATTGCGTAATTGATCTGGATTGCTTCAGAATACGCATTGTTAGTTGAGTTCTTGATAACAATCGTAAATTGACCGTTAGCAATTGCCGCCACAAAGATATTGTAAGCGCCAACAGTACCGCCAGAAGCAGGGCTAATGATGACATTATCTTTAATGCTTACAGAAGTGCAGTTAACAACAAAAACAGCCTGAGCAGAAGGTGCTAGCTGGCTATTAGCGGTAGTAATTGACCCCGATGGAGTATTGATCGTTACCGCTGTGTTCTTGTTGTTTGTTTGCGTGATTGCTGAATAATTCCCTGCTGCATAGCCAAGCTCACCAGTTGCATATACATTGACAGCCGACACAAAGTCAGCGCCATTGATATTCTGGTCAGAATAGGCTACGCCAATAGCTTTGGAATTGCCCATATTAAGCAACAGCTTGAATCAGAGCAAAGCTAACAACAACAGCCTCGGACAGCGAGCCGCCAGAGATGTTTTGCAAGGTCACATCAAACGAACCGTTAGCAACTGCGCTGCAATCAATCGAGTAAGAACCAGAAGTCCCGCCCGAGGCGATAGCAACCACAGGCACATCACCTGTTGTTACCAAGGAGTTAGTCACAGTGAATTTAATAGCAGCAGAAGCAGCCAGAGCAGCATTGTTCATCACAATTTTGCCCATAGCGTTATTCAAGGTAACACCAGTGGTTTTGCTGGTTGCTTGAGTAACGCTAGGAACTGAACTGCCAACACGGTAGCCAAGCTGACCAGTGTAGTTATCCACAGCAACGATTTTTGAGCCGATCAGGTTTTGATCTTCATAAGCTACGCCTAAAGCATTACTAGCCATGATTATTTCCTCATTGTCTTAATTTTTGACAGAGCTTTCATTTGCTCGTCAGCACAACGCTTAGCCGCAGCCATGCGTGAACGATTGGATTCGATCTCACGAGCTTCTTTCAAAGTTCGCAAGTCTGCCTCAGCCCGCCACTTCTTTTCTTCGTCCATATCCCTTACAGGCATGGAGATTACTTCTACCTTTTTGGCAGGCTTCATGGGAGCTTTGGTAGCCATTATTTACGACCAGAGCTGATGTTGCTTTGGGGCAACATGGGGATGCCGTTGGTCAGGGTAGGCTCTTTCACAGGGCCTTCTGGCGGCTCAAAGTGATTACGGTCACCAATGCGGCAACCATGAACGTAATCAGCGGCATTTTGCAAGTGGCCTGGGTCTTTGATACCAGACTTGCCCTTCATTTCACGTTCTTTTTTCGATTCAATGGGTAGATCACGCATGGGTAACTCCTAGGATAAATGTTAGCTAACAGGCTCAATTATCACAAAATGGGGAATTTAGTCAAGGTGCTGGCATTGAAAAAAACGACCCCAAGAGGAAATCGAGCAAACCCCTTAAACGCTCATAGCAATGCCAGCATTGGAATTTTAACCAAGTCATTGCCAATAGTCCATTTGGGCGTTCAACAAGTTAGGGCAGAAAGCAGAAAAACTCCCTAAGTCCACCATCCTGGATTGTCTGCTTAACCTATTGGCAGTAGAATTCTATATCGCAGTTGCTAATTTGAGCGACTTTAGGGAATGTAACAGTTCCCTTTTTTTTATTTGCTCAAGTTATCGTTTATCTTGGCAATAATATTTGCTTCAATCGCTCGGATTTGGCTAATGTCTGAGATGTTGAAAGATTGCATCAGCTTTTGAGCTTCTTCGTCTGCCAGCACTTCAGCCTGATCTAAACCTGCTGATTTCAGAATCTTGTCTTTTAAGTCGCCAGCTAAAGATTTAATCTCATGCTCGGCAACATCCTCTACAACTT